ACAATAGGCAAGGAAGATGAAATATCCACTCGGATTACCATATAGCGTTATAAAAGACTTTACTGGCTTGATGCCAAAAGTGTTGAAAAAACGTAGAAAGTTTATTAAAGACCTTAAAGATCCTAAATTTAGAAAAAAAACTAAAATTATGGGATATAAGGAGGTCTTATAATGGCATCACCAAAACCAAAAAACCCAGCGTTATACGCTAGGGTCAAAGCCGAAGCTAAACGTAAGTTCAAAGTATACCCAAGTGCATATGCTAATGCTTGGTTAGTACGAACATATAAAAAGCGTGGTGGCAGATACTAATGGCTTACAGGGGTGGTCTACGAAAGTGGTTCGCAGAGGACTGGAGAGACGTCAAAACTGGTAAAAAGTGTGGACGTTCTGGTAAGAAGGACAAAGGTAGACCATATCCTGCGTGTCGACCTAGAGCTGTCGCTGGTAGAATAAGTAAATCAGAAGCTCGTAAGAAAACTGGACCAAAAAGAGTTAAATGGTCAGTAACAGCATCTGGAAGGAAAAGAAAGTAATGGCTAAGACACCTGCATGGCAAAGAAAAGAAGGCAAATCCAAAAGTGGGGGTTTGAATAGAAAGGGGATAGCGTCATATAGACGAGCTAATCCTGGATCTAAGCTCAAAATGGCAGTAACTACTAAGCCATCAAAATTAAAAAAAGGATCTAAAGCTGCAAAACGTAGAGCTAGTTTTTGTGCTAGAATGAAAGGCATGAAACGTAGACTTACTTCTGCAAAAACAGCTAGAGATCCAAATAGTAGAATAAACAAAGCATTAAGAAAGTGGAATTGTTAAATGAGTAAAAGTCTTGAAAAATTAGCAGATACTATGATAAGATTAACTCCTGAGGAATCTCAGAAGTTAGCTTTGATCATTAGAGCAAAACTAATGCCAGAAGTGGCAAAACAACAGCAGCAAGGATTATTACAACAAGCCAATAATCCAATGATGGCTAGAATGGGGCAAAGACCAAATATGAATTTACCTATGCCTAATACTAGAATGGCTGCACAACAAGGCTTGTTACAAAGATAGGAGAAACACTATGCCAATGGTTGGAAAGAAAAAATACCCATACACTAAAAAAGGTAAGATGGCTGCTAAGAAAGCTGCTAAGAAAAAAGGTATGAAAGTCAAAAAAATGAAAGGATACTAATGAAAGCAAAAATGGCAGGTAAAGCTATGCTTACAGCTAAGCAAAAAACTTTACCAAAACAATTACAAGACAAAATCATTAAATCCAAAATGAAAAAGAAAAAGAAGAAAAAATAATGAAATACCCAGATATTATAGGATCTAGCGATAAAAAGTTTAGAAATTATAGCTATGGAAAAAGACCAGGAAAAAAACTGGTTAAGTATTCTCCTACAAAAGCTAAAATAAATAAACTTAAAAGTTCATTAAAAAATATAAGTTTAAAGAAAGGTGTTGTTAAAGGCATCAAATTTGGTACTAAAGTTGCAACAAGTCCAATATCACTAGGTCTTGCTGGTGGTGCATTAGCAGTTAAAGGATTTCAAAAACTTAGTGAAAGAAAAGGACTAACTTTCCCTGAAGAAAAAAGTTTCAAAAAAAGTATTTATAGACAACAATATGATGGAAGAAGATAAAAAAGAAACTAATCATGGTGGAAAAAGAGAAGGTGCAGGTAGACCTTTAGGTTCAAAGTCTAAAACACTTTGGAAAACTATGGAGGATATGGCATCAAAATACCAACATTCTCCTTTAGATTATTTATTATCTGTGTTAAACAATCCTGCAAGTTCACCTGAACGTAAAATGTATGCAGCAGAAAAAGCAGCACCTTACATTCATCCAAAACTTGCAAACACAACATCTAAGATAGGAACAGATGAACCAATCCAAATCAAAGTCCAATGGGAAAAAGAAAGTTAGGATAGTAGAAGTTCCATACAAACCAAGACAATATCAAAAAGAAGTACATGATAATTTAAAAAGATTTAGTGTACTTGTTTGTCATAGAAGATTTGGTAAATCAGTTTTATCTATAAACGAATTAATAAAAACAGCAGCAGATAAACCTAGAGCTTTATGTGCATTTATAGCTCCGACATATAGACAAGGTAAATCTATTGCTTGGGAATATTTAAAATTTTATACAAGACCACTAATGATGTGGGGTGGAAGTAGGAACGAGTCTGAACTTAGAATAGATTTATTCAATGGTTCAAGAATACAAATTTTCGGTGCTGATAATCCAGATAGCATAAGAGGTATGGGATTTGATGGAGTTGTCCTGGACGAATATGCAATCATGTCTCCTAGAGTATGGACAGAGATTATTAGACCAGCTGTTGCTGATAAATTAGGTTGGGTTTTATTTATCGGTACACCAATGGGGCACAATCAATTCTGGGAAGTCTATGATTATGCACAGCGTGGTAATAAAGATTGGTATGGGAAACTATATAGATCTTCAGACACCAAAGTTATTCCAGAGGAGGAACTGGAGCAGGCACGTTCTATCATGACACCAGAACAGTATGAACAAGAGTTTGAATGTTCATTTACAGCTGCTGTCTCAGGAAGTTATTACGGACGTCTGATAACTAAAGCTGATAAAGATGGGAGAATCGGCTACGTGCCTGTAGATGATAATGCAGGTGTAGAAACGTGGTGGGATTTGGGGATAGGAGATTCAACTGCAATATGGTTTGCACAAAGAATTGGAGAAGAAGTACATCTAATAGATTACTACGAAAATTCTGGTGAATCACTTGCACACTATGTAGATGTACTAAAAGAAAAAGATTACGCTTATTCATCTCACATAGCACCTCATGATATAATGGCTAGAGAACTTGGTACTGGTAAATCTAGATTAGAAGTTGCAGCAGATCTAGGATTAGATTTTGAAGTAGCACCAAAACTAGAAGTAGATCATGGAATAGAATCTGTACGTAATACATTAAAAGACTGTTGGTTTGATAGAGAAAAGTGTAAACAAGGATTAGATGCATTACGACAGTATAGAAAACAGTGGGATGAAAAAAACCAAGTGTTTAAAAATAAACCACTACACGATTGGTGTTCACACGCAGCTGATAGTTTTAGATATGGTTGTGTATCTGAACCATTAGATACAACAGAATGGGATAAACCAATTAATGTAGATACAAAATATGTAGTATGAAAAAATCGAATCAAGAAATATTATCAATCGTTAGTAGAGAGATTCACAATGCATCAGGATATATTGGTGGTGAGCTAGTTGCTAGACGAAAGAAATCATTAGAGTATTATTTAGGAATGCCTCTTGGCAATGAACAAGAAGGTAGATCACAAGTAATATCTAATGATGTTATGGATACAGTAGAAAGTTTAATGCCATCTCTTATGAAGATATTTACTTCTGGAGATAATGTATTTAACTGTGAAGGTGTTGGACCAGAAGATGAAGAAATGGCAAGACAATGTTCTGACTATCTTAATTATGTATTCTATAAACAGAATAATGGTTTTACAGCATTGTATACAGCATTCAAAGATGCACTTATACAAAAGAATGGTATCTTAAAAGTTTATTGGGATAATTCACAAAAGACAGAAAGAGAAGAATATACAAGATTAACAGATGATGAATTCAATGATCTTGTTGCAGATTCAGAAGTAGAAGTAAAAGAACATACTGAGTATGATGAACCTATAGTAGATGATAGAGGTGAAGAACTAGATAAAATTAAATTACATGATGTTGTAATACATAGAACTAGAAAGTATGGACAAGTAAGAATAGATCCAATACCACCTGAAGAATTTTTAATTGAAAGAAGATGTAAATCTATAGATACAGCTAACTTCATTGCACATAGAACTAATAAAACTAAAACAGAGTTAGTTGAAATGGGTTATGATCAAGAGTTAGTTGATTCACTACCAACAGGTGATCCTGATTATTTTACAGAAGATAAGTTTGTTAGACATCAAAACATAGACTTTTCACATGGAGAAGCTGATGGTGATGAATCTACACAAGATGTATTACTACATGAATGTTATGTAAGAATGGATATCAATGGTGATGGTAAAGCAGAGCTTCTTAAAATTTGTGTAGCTGGTGATGCAAAAAAATTATTAAGTATAGAAGAAATGGATACAATGCCATTTATATCTATGACACCAGTTATCATGCCTCATAGATTTCATGGTAGATCTATTGCAGAGCTAGTAGAAGATATACAATTAATTAAATCTACAGTTATGAGACAAATGTTAGATAATATGTATCTAACAAATAATAATCGTGTAGCAATACAAGATGGTCAAGTAGCTATGGATGACTTACTTACAAATCGTCCTGGAGGTATAGTTAGAACTAAACAACCACCAGGAAATGTAATGATGCCTATACAAGCACAACCAATTACAGAACAAGCAAGTGGTATGTTAGCTTATTTAGATTCTGTAAAAGAAACTAGAACAGGTGTAAGTAGAACATCACAAGGATTAAATGCAGATTCATTAAATAATAAAACTGCAACTGGTATGAACCAAGTATTAACTCAATCTCAAATGAGAATGGAGTTGATTGCTAGAATATTTGCAGAAACAGGTGTTAGAGATCTAGCACTTAAAATGTTTGAATTGGTATGTAAATATCAACAAAAAGAAAAGATTGTAAGAATCAGAGGTAAGTATATACCTATGAGACCTTACGAATGGAAAGACAGAATTAATGTAACTGTCCAAGTAGGATTAGGTTCAGGTTCAAAAGAACAACAACTAATCCTTGTTAATGCTATATTAGAAAGACAAATGCAGGCAATAAACCTTCAACAGAATGTTTATGGTCCTATGGTTAATCTTAGAAATATATACAACTCATTGAAAAAATTAGTTGAAAATGCAGGTCTAAATAGTATAGAACCTTTCTTTATGGATCCAGATCTGGGAGCATCACAGATGCCACAACTGCCTCCTAAACCACCAACTGAATTTGAAAAAGTTACACTAGCACAAGTTCAAGGTGAAAACCAAAGAGCACAGTTAAAAGCAGATACGGACATCAAATCTATTGAAGCTAAGATGAGACAATATCTATTAGATTTTGAACTTAGAATCAAAGAAATGGAACTTAAATATGGTTCTAAAATTGATGAAGCAGATATTAAACGTAGATCTATGTTACAAGAACATAATGTAAAAACTACTGGAGATATCATGAAAGAAATAGTAAAAGGACAAAACGAATTCTTTAACAATGGACAAGGAAACACAAATCAGACAGGGCAAGAGGGCAGAACAGCTTCTGAACGATCCCCTGCTAAAGACAGCATTTGAAGATCTTCTTGAAATATATAAACAAGAAATCTTTAATACAAAATTCACTGAGAGTGATAAACGTACATACCTTTGGGTAGCGTACAATCTTGTAGATAAAATAAGAGGTCATCTACAAAGTATCATGACAAGTGGAAAGCTATCTCAGGACGAGATAGATCAATTAAATAAAAGAAGTTAAGCTAACGCAACTTCAAATTCGTCAACCATGAAAGGAACGATATGGCAGAGCCACAAAACATTACAGGTGCAGCTGAAAAAATTTCAGGATTATTGAATCCAAAAGATCAACAAGAAACTGAAACAAAAACAGCAGAACCATCAGAGTCGCCTGAGACACAGGAAGCTCCAGAGAGTCAAGTTGAGACTGAAACAACTCCAAGTGAGATGACTACTGAAAATACTGAGGTAACAGAAGAAACACAAACAGAATCACAAGAACCGAATCTCCACCGATTAAAAGTCAATGGTCAAGAGATTGAGGTTAGCCTTGATGAACTGAAAGCTGGATATTCTAGAGACTCAGATTATAGACAAAAAACTCATTCTTTAGGTTTAGAGAAAAGAGATCTTGAAGCTCAAAAGAATAGTTTGCGTCAATCTTATGATACTCGTTTATCAGAACTTAACGATTTGATTGCGACTGCAGATGCTACAGTCAAATCACAACAAGGAAGTCAAGATCTTCAAAGGCTTTATGAAGATGACCCACAAGCTGCAGCCAAACTGGATTTCCAGTTAAGACAACAAAATACAGCTATAGAGGACATGAAACAAAAAGCCAAAGATGCTTATGCTAAGCAGTATGAAGATTTTCTTTCAACACAACGTGAGTTAGCAGCTCAGAAAATACCAGAGTACTCTGATCCCAAAAAAGCTGATCAGTTTAAATACAATATGCGTAATTCTTTACGATCATATGGATTTAGCGATCAGGAAATTGGTAATCTTGCAGACCATAGATTTTTAATGGTTGCAAAGGATGCTATGGGTTATCAATCTTTAAAAGACAAAAGACCTATTGTTCAGAAGAAGATAGCCAAAGCTCCGAAAGTAGTAAAGTCTGGTGTAGCAAGTAGTAACGTTAGTTCAGGTAGAGAGCAAATAAGAAGTAAAATTGGCAAGGTTCGTAAGAGTGGAAACATACAAGATGCCCAATCTGCGATTCTTGACATTATTAATCTTAAATCTCAACAAAGGAAATAAACAATGGCACAACCAACAAACACGTTCGATACGTATGATAGTGTAGGTGAAAGAGAAGATCTTTCTGACGTTATCTATTCGATATCGCCAACAGATACGCCATTCATCAGCTCAGCAGCTAAAACAAAAGCTACTGCAGTTCTTCACGAATGGCAAACTGACTCATTAGCATCAGCATCAACATCAAATGCTGTTATTGAAGGTGACGAAGCAACTTTAGATGCAGTTACTGCAACTACTAGACTTTCAAATAGTTCTCAGATTATGGACAAAACTGTTGTAATCACAGGAACTCAGGAAGCTGTAGACAAAGCAGGTAGAGCATCTGAGATTGCATACCAAATCGCTAAAAAAGCTAAAGAGTTAAAAAGAGACATGGAAGCAACTATCACTGGTAATCAAGCAGAAGTTACAGGTGATGCATCAACTGCTAGAAAACTAGGATCTCTTGGAGCTTGGGTAGCAACTAATGATGATTTATCATCAGCTGGTTCTCCAGCATCAGGTGGAGCTGGTAACACAGCAAGAACTGATGGAACTCAAAGAGCTTTCACAGAAGCTTCTTTAAAATCTGTAATTAAATCAGTATGGAATGCTGGTGGTGATCCTTCCATGATTATGGTAGGACCATTCAACAAGCAAAAATTATCAGGCTTTACTGGTAACAGTACTAGATTTGATGCAGGTGCAGACGCTACATTATACACTTCTGTAGACGTTTACGCTTCAGACTTTGGTCAGTTACAAGTAGTACCTAACAGATTCTCTAGAGATAGAGATGCTTATGTACTAGACATGAACTACTGGGCAATAGCGTTTTTAAGAGACTTTACTATGCATGAATTATCAAAAACTGGTGATTCTGAGAAAAGACAATTATTAGTAGAAGCAACTCTTGAATCAAGAAATGAAGCTGCATCTGGAATGGTTGCAGACTTAACAACTTCATAATAAATATAACTGTTTAGGGGAGTAACCTAATATCTGCTCCCCTAGCAGATTCTAAACAATGAAGATCTGAGATAAGGTTAAGATCGGAACATTATAGGAATAAAATGAGAACATTAAACGACTATTTTATATATGGCGAAATCGCTGACGTATCAACAGCATCATCAACTTATGTTGCAGTACCTGATGGTGGAAAAGTAATTAAAATTATAACTGCATTACAAGGAGCTATCTCTGGTGGAAATGCAGCTATATCTTTTGAAATTGGTGGAACTGCAATAACTGGTGGTGGAATAACTGTTGCACATTCAGGTTCAGCAGCAGGTGATATTGATACAGCAGAGCCAACAGCAGCAAACCAAGTAGAAGAAGGTGGATCTATCGAAATGCTTACAGATGGTGGTTCTACTGGAGCTAAAAAACTTGGTGTAACTTTTGTAATTAGAAGATAAGGAGTAACATGTCACACATTGCGATGAGACCTGTTACAACGCAAAAAGTTACTTCATCAGGATCTTCAACTCAATCATCTGCATTTGGATCTAATATAGAGTATGTTAGAGTCGTACCAGATGCTGATTGTCATATAGAGTTTGGAGTTAATCCTACAGCAGCAAATACTAAAATATTTTTAGAAGCAAAATCATCAGAATACTTTAAAGTATCTGAAGGTGAAAAAGTTGCTGTCATAGGATCTGTAAATTTATACGTAACTGAATTGACAGAGTAATGGGAAAAGTTCGATCTGTAGAATACGATGGTGGAATAAAGACTAAGTATATCCAGGAGTCAGATGGTAAGCTAACTATTAACAATCAACAAAACGTCAATCCTTTGTTGAAAAGAA